ATGGAAGTATCCTGCATTAGAGATTGGCTGCAGAGATGGGGGTTGGACAAAACATTTGGTAGGATTTGACCCTTTGTATATTGCCGATGAGTTTGAAGAATTTATAAATACCACCTCTTCACAATTCTTACCCGCATATCAAGCAAGGTTAAGAAAATATATGATTCATGAGTTTGCAATTAAGGGCCTGCCGACTAATCAATTTGGTTTCATCTTTAGTTTTAATTACTTTAATTATTTAGGCTTAGATACAATTAAACAGTATCTAGTCCAAGGCATGCAATGGTTACGTCCCGGAGGCACAATTATGTTTACATATAATAATGCAGATCTTGCAGCCAGTGCAGGACTATGCGATAGCTATTTTATGTCATACGTTCCAAAAAGCATGTTAGTACCATTGGCAGAAAGTTTAGGTTACATAGTTACAAAAACTTTTGATTTCGAACCATCAACTAGTTGGATAGAACTTCAGAAACCAGGTGAGTTAAAAACTGTTAAGGCTCACCAAGCACTTGGCGAAATAAAAAGCTTCTAGCTTTGACAAATTAAATTACTTGTTGTATATTAAACAATTATTACGGAGAAAATTATGCGAGATTATTTACTTGACATAGTATCACACACTCATTCATTGGGTGTGATTGATCTATTAAAAATTACAGGAACAGATAGCGAAACAGTAATAAATGCAGTCTCGGAGGAAAGAGTTGCAATATTGGAGGCTAAATTCCATAATCCTATTCCAGAATTTATTGGTGTGTTCGGAATGCCTAACTTGGGAAAACTCAACACTATTCTTAACATTCCAGAATACAAAGAAGATGCAACTGTGAACATTATTACAAATACCAAAGACAATGTCACTGTGCCGGCTGGTATTCATTTTGAAAATAAAGACGGCGACTTTAAAAATGATTACAGATTCATGAGCGCAGAAGTTGTCAACGATAAGCTCAAGACTGTAAAATTCAGAGGTGTCAATTGGGGCGTAGAAATTACGCCAAGTGTTGCTGCAATACAAAGATTGAAATTCCAAGCAAGCGCAAACAGTGAAGAAACTTCATTCATTGCCAAGGTAGAAAATCAAAACTTAGTGTTTTATTTTGGTGATCACAGTAGTCATGCTGGTAATTTTGTATTTGCTCACAATGTGGCAGGATCGCTATCAAAACAATGGCACTGGCCGGTTTCTGTTGTAATTAATATTCTTGGCTTGCCGGGCGACAAAGTTATTCGCTTCAGCGACGATGGTGCTGCTCAAATTACAGTTGATTCAGGATTGGCTCTTTACAATTATATTCTTCCTGCTCAACAAAAATAATTTAAATGTTTAAAATTATAAAAGTTACAGATGGAGGAATGTTAAACAGGCTCGATCACAAAGGACATACATTTGGTGCTTGTATGTCTGCATTAGATGAAAATTTGATGTATGTGCAAATACCAAAGAATGCAAGTTCTTGGACTAAACCTAATGTTAAAGATCTAGGTTGGGCAGATTTTAATTACCATTATGATAACTTTTATAAAAAACATGCCATAGTTGTTTTAAGAGATCCTGTTGATAGATGGCTAAGTGGTATATGCGAATATTTTACATTATATCATGCTGATATTAATGTAGATGAATTTAATAAAAGCTTCTATGATTTAATAATGGATCAAATTTCACTAGATGATCACACAGAAAGGCAGTATCTTTTTATAGAAGGATTAAGCCTAAAAAATGTTACTTTTTTTCTTTGTGATACAAATTATAGAATTGATTTTAGTAACTACTTAAAACAACAAGGTTTTGACAACAAATATAACTGTTACGAATATCAGCACACAACAGCAGGCAGTGACACGCGATCCAAATTCAAAAAAATATTTGAACCTTTGTTGTCTGAATCTAAATATCTCAACAAAGTTCAAGATTTTTATAAAAAAGACTACGAACTAATGAACTCAGTACAATTTTATGCAAGATAACCTTACTGCAAAGCAATCAGACTACGCAATTTTCCTACCTGCTATATCTGGCTTTTATGCAACTTTTATAGGCAAACAACGTGTTAACAATGACTATGTTGATCCTGCTCGTATGCCTGCGGCATTACAGGACATGGAGCAACTCAATTGGCTCAACAGCCAAAAAGCCTTGTTCCCCTACCAATGGAGTCTCTACTCGGGCGGACATGCAAATCTAGATCTAGCCAAGGAAGACGCTAGCGAAGACATGGTTCGCAAACGAGAGCCCGGTACATTTATGTTAGGCGACTCAGGAGGATTCCAGATTGCCAAAGGATTGTGGGAAGGTGATTGGAAAGCTAACTCGGGATGTACCAAGGCGCAAAAGAAACGCGAGCTTGTGTTAAAATGGTTAGATGGTATTGCTGATTATGGTATGATCTTAGATATTCCAACTTGGGTTATACACGACAAAAAAGCCAGTGCGGCGTGTGGTATAACAACCTTGCAAGAAGCTGTTGATGCAACCAAGTTTAATAATTTATATTTTATGCAACACCGTCGGGGCAAAAAGAATGGTGGTGCTAAATTTTTAAACGTGTTACAAGGTGACAATCACACATCGGCGGAAGAATGGTATCAAGAAATGAAAGAGTTCTGCGACCCTTCAAAATATCCAGATACACATTTTGATGGATGGGCCATGGGTGGACAAAACATGTGCGACATTCATCTGATACTAAAACGATTGGTGACCTTACGTTACGATAATTTATTACAAGAGGGTGTGCATGACTGGATGCACTTCTTGGGTACTAGTAAACTGGAGTGGGCGGTACTACTCACAGTTATACAACGAGCAGTACGCAAGTATGTCAATCCCAACTTCACTATCAGTTTCGACTGTGCAAGTCCTTTCTTGGCAACCGCAAACGGTCAAGTGTATCATCATATTGATTTACCACATGAAGGCAAATGGTGCTATCGAATGAGCCCAATTGTAGATGACAAAAAATATGCAACAGATACACGTGGCTATAGAGATGCCGTACTTCAAGATAACTTAGTCGATCATTTTGATGAGTCTCCAATAAGTGCTCGATGTCAAATAAAAGACATTTGTGTATACAAGCCCGGCGACTTAAATAAAAATGGTAAAGAAGGTAGAACTAGTTGGGATAGCTTTAGTTATGCACTATTAATGGGTCATAATGTTTGGATGCATATTGAAAGTGTACAACGTGCTAATCGAGCCTTTGACGCAGGAGAGTATCCGTATATGATGCGACATGATCATGTCGATGCTGAATATTTTGTAGACATAGTTGATAGAATATTTGCTGCTCCTACAAAACAAGCAGCATTAGATATTGTCAATGCCGACAAGTATGCTAGACCAAAAGGATATTGGGAGCAGATTGTAGGTACACGAGGTTTCAAAGGAGAAAAAACAACTAATTCGTTTACAATGGCCAGTCAACATTTAGAAATTGAAGGTTCAGTTAAACTTGATAAAGTAAAGAAGGAAAAGACTAAACCTATTTTGTTACCGAGTATTTTTGAGGAGGAAAGTTAAATGTCATACAAAGGACGTATTAAACATTTAGAAGAAATGCACAGATTAATCGATAAACAAATAAACGAAATGCAAGTTAATCATCCTCATGTAGATGAAGTGCATCTTGCAGAAATGAAAAAGAAAAAATTGCATCTCAAAGATGAAATCAGTCGACTTAGCAAACTTCAATGGGAAGAAGAAACTCAACGAGTTGGCTACGGCGATGAATGAAAACGTAGTTATTGTTAGTGTACCATATACAGAAATGGTACCAGCAATGGCTCCGGCTTTAATCAGTTCCTGTTTGAATAATGCAGGAATAAAAGCTGTAGGTTTGGACCTAAGTATTGACTTTGCAGTTGAATTTATAAACAAGCCTTACTGGAATAATTTAAAATTATTTCTAGCCGTAGGCACCATTGACGAAAATCTAAACTACTTTAGACCGGTAGTTGATCTGTTAAAGTTTCTAAAAAGAAACTTACTAAAGATTAAAAAAGAGCATAATCCCAGTATTATTGGTCTATCTATTTTTACCACAGAAAGTATTAATTTCAGTTATTTTCTAATACCTTACATAAGAAAATATCTGCCAGGTGTTAAAATTATGTTAGGAGGACGCGGTTTAGAATCAAATTGTAATGTTGAAAACAAACCTCATTATCAAAAATATCTTGATCACGGATTAGCCGATATCATAATTATAGGCGATGCCGAAACAGAAGTAATAGACACAATCAAAAATAATAAATCAGGATTAATCTTTAGTAAGAAACAAACCGGCCAGGATTTAGATAATATACCAAGTCCAGACTGGAATTTTTATAATTTTGACTTTTATAATCAATTGCAGGAAATAGAGGTTACTGTAGATGAAACAAGGAAATTTCATGATCCGAGATCAATGGTTATTACTGCAAGTAAAGGATGTGTAAGAAACTGTAGTTTCTGTGATGTTTCTAAGTATTGGCCTGATTATATATTTCGAAAAGGAGAAAATGTAGCAGCTGATATTATTAGTACGTATCATAAAACTGGAATTACTAATTTTGAATTTACCGATAACTTGATAAATGGAAGTGTACCTAATTTTAGAAGAATGAATCAAGTATTAGCAAATAGTATTCCGAGAAAAATAAAATACAGTGGATATGCTATTTTTAGAGACAAACAGTCAATGCCCGAGGATGACTTCAAATTAGCAGGATTAGCAGGATGTTATCGTTGGAGTATTGGAGTAGAATCTGGCAGTGAATCAGTAAGAAAACACATGCGTAAAAATTTTAGCAACGAAGATTTAGATTATGGAACACATCAGTTGTTTAAAAATAATATTATACAAGCATGGCTTTTAATGGTCGGATATCCAACAGAAACTGATGATGATTTTAATCAAACTTTAGATTTACTCAAAAGACAGAAAAAATATAATTCTAATGGAATGATACAATTAAATATTACTCTTCCATTCCAACTTAATGATGATGTACCTCTTGTGAAAGAACAGAAATACTTGGATCAGTTTCAATGGGATCCACAATTTTATAAAAATTCGCACTATAGATATTTCTGGACTACAGCAAATAATATGCAAAACACGTTTGAAACAAGATATAATAGATTTAAGAAAATAGTTGATTATGCTTACGAGCTAGATTATAAATTTTTCTGGGCTATGGATATGAAAAAACATTTTGGAGAATTAGAGGATCTTAAAAAAATTTATGATCAACACAGAAAAAAAGTTATATATTTTTCTTAAGGCCAGTGATGATGAAATTGAATTTGATATTTCTCCTACAGGACATTTAGAAAAAAATCTCAATAATGAATTTATTTACTGTACAGATTTTAATAATGTAGAGGTTAACAAAATATGCGTTTCACTATTAAAGAAAACAACATCGGAATCATATCTACATATTACCAAGGTTTCTATAGATAATGTTCAGTTAAACTATTTTGATTCCTTTAGTTCTTATATTGTAAATGGTAAAATAAAAAAAACTTACGGTTGGCTAGATGAGATAGGTACATGTATAATTAAAGTACATGCAACAGCAGTTTCTCAAAACTTACTTTTATATCTTTTGAAAAAATAATGAATAGACCAAATCACAATAATACCAAACTCTTTGTTGGGTTAGAAGTAGAGTATACTCCTGCCTACGGACAAAAAACACTTTTTGTTATAGGTGTTCAAGATAAAGATTTAATTGAGGCAGCAGCTATTGCTCATAAATGTACACATATCTATTTTGGTGCCAATCAAAGTTTTCCTAACGGTCGTGCAGACAGTTCAGATTGGACTAGATGGGAAAATATGATTATGCCTTTTATTGGTCGTGGATATTGGTGCACTTTAGATATTGATGTAAGCGAAGCAGAAGGTTTGCTAGAAACCGGACTGACAGAATACCATAAATTTATTCCCATGCTGTCTGTAAAATTGCCCTATATACAACAATTAGGATATAACGCTACAATTAAGCTAGATGACAAAGATTTTGCTGCTACTAATCCAGGTGTTTGGTGTCACAGTGTTCATAAATTAATGCGTAGAGAAAACTGTTTTACGGATTGGTCAAAATATACTAACGATGAGGTTATCAGGTGAGTGATTCCATATGGAATAACAAATCATTTTGTCCACTACCTTGGAAATCTGTTTATTTGCAACCCGATGGCGAAATAGATAGCTGTTGCGTAAGTAAAAATAATCTTGGTAACGTCAATGATATTTCTATAGAACAAGCAGTACATGGTGCAAGAAATATAGAAATTAAAAAACAAATGAGCAATGATATTATTCCCGAAGGGTGTAAAATATGTCATCCGATAAGTCATGCATCAGAAGAATTTAATTATGATGTAACCCTAAAAGAATGGTACAAAAAAATACTAAAAAATGGCAATAAAGAATTTTACAATAAGTCAGAAAACTTCGAATTAAAATATTTTGACTTAAGATTAAAAAATACCTGTAATTTTGGTTGTGTTTATTGCGGACCTGCACTCAGTTCTGTCAGAGAAATGGAAGAAATAGGATCGCCAATTGTGGTGAGCGGTATTACACATGAAGAAGTTAACAAACCAATTATCAAAATAAATCCAAATAAAATAGATTCTGTTTATAAATTTTTTGATAATCATGCACATGAATTAGAAATATTATATCTTGCCGGCGGAGAACCTTTATATATCAAAGAAAATATACATTTTTTAGAAAAACTGTATGAAGTGAATCCAGACTGCGAAATAAGAGTGAATACTAACTTATCATTGATACGTGAAAATAAAATTTTCGATAGTATTATGAAATTCAAAAAAACTTTTTGGACTGTCAGTGTAGATGATATGCACGAAAGATTTAACTACATACGTTTTAAAGGAAATTGGGAAATTTTTTTAAGCAATCTCTATAAACTAAAAGAGCTTGTATCTGCAGACAAAATTGCATTTAGTATGGTTTATTGTTCGTTAAATTCAAAAACAATATTTGAATGTATAGATTTTTTATTAGATAAGGGATTTAAAGAAGATCATGTTAGTGTACGTTATATTAATAACGGACATGGTATCACTGATGCGTGGGATCCTCGTGGACTACCAAAAAAGTATTTAGAAGAAGTGATTAAAATTATCGAATCGAAAACCTATAATTCTCCTAATTTAAATCAACAAATTCGTCATATAGAAAATATACTTAAACTTCCTTATGATCAATCATTAACTTACTCAGTGTTCAAATCTTTTGAACGATTTGATAATATGAGAAATTTACAAAGCCAACCTATATTTCCTGAAATATATGAGTATAGGAATTAATTTTACAATTTGTTATAATAAATTATGAATCAAGAACAAAGAGAAATCACAGAAAGAATCCTAGAACGTGCAGCAAGACAGATTTGGGTAACCTTCCAACGTGAAGGTATTCATTGTTATCCGGCTGCTAGTACGGATCCACAACTAGCCTCCGGAGATTATTATGATGTTTCGTTTTTGGCTCATCCTCATCGTCACATTTTCCATTTCCGGGTGTCGATCGACGTATATCACAATGACCGTGATATCGAGTTCATCCAATTTAAACGGTGGTTGGAATCACTGTATTCAAGGGAAACGAATTGTTTGCGATTGGACTACAAATCATGCGAAATGATTGCAGACGACTTGTATGTTCAAATTGCTAACAGATATCCTGATCGTAATGTTACAATAAGTGTAAGTGAAGACAACGAAAACGGTTGCACAATTACTTACGCGACTCATCAACCCTCTCTATCAATAAAAATTTAAGGAGAACAAAATGGCCGCTAAATGGCTCAAAAAATATCTGGTAATGAAACCAGAAGTATCAACCATCTTTGACGATCTTGATCGTTATCGTGAATTTTGTGTACAATATGGACATCCATTTGATGAACGCCATTTGTATAACGAAAAATCGCCATGGGGCGACTTTCAACGTGGTCTAAAAGGTCGTGAACCTAGAAACATGTGGTACGTTAAAAAAGAACGCCAATGAAATCGATAACAGATTTTATTAAAAACAATATTCCTGCTATGGAAATGGCAGGAGTAGTTATGCGTATTTTTTGTTTTACATTAGTATCTTGGTTAGGTCCTGCTAGTCCGTTTATGCTAGTTTGGATAGTTAATACCTTAGATGCTATACTATTAACTTACTGTGCAATTCTAAAACAAGATAGAGCTTACACATTGCTTAACGGATTTTGGATTCTAGTTGGAATTGTCGGTATTGCCCGTGCCGGAGGATGGTTATAATGCGTAAATTATGGTACATGGGTCTTGAACCCTATAAAGCAAGATATACACTACAACTGCAAGAATGGAACCGTAGTGTATTTGAACGACGAGGTATTGATTATGAAATCGTGCCCGGCGAAACACTAAGCAATGATCAGGCAATTGTTACTGGTCAAGTGTTAGACGCACACGGTCGAACATACTTTGGCATGAGCCAATTGATGAATCTAGTTCGTAAAATGAAAGCAGGAGAAGTTAACAGTGAAGACATTATCTACTTTGAAGACATGTTTCAACCCGGCATCGAGAGCTTACCTTACATTCTTGATCAAGTGCCTGCTAACATGCGTCCTCGTATTGCCGTTCGTTGTCTTGCACAAACTATTGACCCGGATGACTTTGTTCATGTCTGGGGCATGCAGGAATGGATGGGGCATTACGAAAAGATGGTAGATTCATTTGCAGACATCATTCTTGCCACTAACGAAGAAATGGTCATGCACATGAAGGTTGCAGGATGGCGAGGTAGACTGTACAATATCAGTGGACTAGCGTTTGGTAAAGAAGAAGTGCGTGGTCGTGTACCTGGTGAGCTAAAGAAATTCGAAGATAGAGCTTACCGTGTAGGTTTTGCTGCTAGATGGGATCAAGAGAAGCAACCGGACTTCTACATGGATCTTATTGAAGAGTATCACAGATTACAAGCATTGCCATACAATGCGTGGCCTCGAGTTGAATTCTGTGTGTTCAGTGGCAGTAAGTTGCGTTCAAACAATAGCTCGTATATGGAGCGTACACGCAGACTACAAGCAGAAGGCAAGTTAACTGTATACGAAGACCTCGAAAAGAATGATTATTATGCTCTACTTAATGATACGCGAGTATTGTTTAATTGTGCTCTTCAGGATTGGGTTTCGAACACAGCAAGTGAGGCTGACGCTCTTGGGGCTAATATCTTATACCCCGCATACAGAAGTTTCCCCGAAGCTTTTGCAAATGATAGCGAGAGACTTTATGTGCCGTGGTCGCTTAGAGATGCAGTACAAAAACTTGTACCCCTCTTACAACATCCGCACAACAACATGGGTCGATTTAGTGCGTGGAACGACGGAACAATTGATCGCATCTGCGATATTCTCGAAGGTAACGGAGAAAGGTGGTTGCGTATGAGTACAGATTATAGAAAACATACACACGAAAGCAAGTATCAATGAAAATATTGCTAACTGGGGGCTGTAGTTTTTCTCAAATAAAAACAGGAACCAATTCTAAGTCAAAAAGTGATTACACATGGCCATTATTTTTACAAGAATCATTAAAGATAGAAAAACACTATAGTGACGCAGTGGGTGGTCAAGGTAACGATTTGATATCTAGACAAATAGTATGGAAACTGAGTTCATTATTAAAAAATTATGATGCAAGTGATATATTAGTAGGAATTATGTGGAGCAGCGAGTCTCGACACTCTACTCTAGTACGATTTGACCAAAGAAATGATTTAGATTTTAATTATGGTCAACCAGTTCTACATAATGATAATACTTTCTATAAATCAATGAAATTTTATAATCCTTATACCTGGGATTTAACAAATTGTAGTCACGCAGGATGGGGAATACTTAGACATGACGAACCGTTGGGAGAAATGTATGTTAGGAATTTTTATAATCATGAACAATCACAAATAATTGCACTTGAACATATTCTGAGAGTGCAGTGGTTGTTAAAATTGCATAAAATAAAATACTTTATGACTACAATAAAAAATATTTTTGAAAATATGCAAGGCAAAAATTCAATGCGTCATTTGTACGAAGAAATTGATTTTGATCATTTTATACCGGTCGACGGTGAATACGAGTGGGTAAAAAATAACGGGTTAACTTTTGCCGACAACCAAGGGCACCCAACTGCTGATTCACATAAAGCTTTTGTTGATCAAGTTGTAATGCCATTCTTAAAAGAGAAAAAATACATACAATGAAAGTAGTAATTACAGGAGGATGTGGCTATATTGGTAGTCATATTGCTCGTTACTTAAAACATACAAAAGAAAATATTGCTGTCTATATAATTGACCAAGAACGTAGAGATCATACATTAAAAAACATTGATGGTTTTTTACATACAGATTATGTATCACGCCAAAGTTTATTATGGTTAGACGAAATACAACCTGATGTCATTGTGCATTGTGCAGGAGATATTAGTGTCAGAGAGAGTGTCGAAGATCCTGCAAAATATTATGATAACAATGTTGCAAAGACAATTACATTTTTAAATCATGTTAAGGATTATAAAAAGAAACCGCTTGTTCTTTTTAGTTCTAGTGCTAGTGTGTACGGCAACCCTGATCATGTTCCATTGGTTGAGACAGACCGGATAAAACCTATTAGCCCGTATGGTCATACCAAGGATATCATTGAACAAGTATTGTTAAACTACAATCAAGCATATGAATTACCCGCGGTATGTTTTAGATACTTTAACGCAGCTGGTGCTGAACCGAACAATTATGATCTAGGTCAAGCACCAGGTGCAGGACATATTATAGCTCGGCTTCTAGAATCTAAACTTAATAATGAGTTTTTTACATTAAATGGGGTAGATTTTGATACTCCAGACAGAACATGTATAAGAGATTACATTCATGTTTGGGATCTAGCAGACGCACATTATAGAGCGATACAATGGAACACTAACAAGCAATTTGCAGTGTTTAACTTAGGTACTAACAGCGGCATAAGCAATCAACAAATTGTTGATTATATTAATTTAAAATACGGTCCACTCAAGTTAATAGTAGGAGAACGTAGACCTGGCGATCCTGGACAATTGATTGCCGATGCAACACTAGCACAGTCTGTTTTAAAATGGAAACCAAATTATTCTACAATAAATCAAATTATCGATTCTGCTTACAAATGGTATACCCGTGGCGTTTGAAGAAATAGCACAATTCGAAAAATTACTAGCAAAGAAAACTGGCGCACCATACGCAATCATGACAGATTGTTGTACTCATGCAATTGAATTATGTTTGCGTTATAAAAAAGTAAAACGAGTACAGTTTAGCGCATATACCTATCTATCTATACCCATGACTATGCACAAGTTGGGCATTGAATACGAACTTGTTCCTGAAAAATGGACGGGCGAATATAGATTTTATGGAACGGATATTTGGGATAGTGCAAGAAGATTAGAAGAAGGAATGTATAGACCCGGAATGATGCAATGTTTAAGTTTTGGTCATAACAAGCCTTTACAAATAGGTCACGGTGGTGCTATACTATTAGACGACAAGGAAGCATATGGCTTTTTATTACAGCAAAGATACGATGGTAGGGACTTATCCGTCTCGCCATGGCAAGAACAACGTGTTTTCAAGATTGGTTACCATTATAGGCCCACTATCGAAGATGCACGAATTGGTTTAGAAAAATTATATTTTGTAAATGAACCGCCTAAATATCACGAATATCCAGATCTTAGAGATATTACAATCATCGGAGAATAAATGAAATACACACGAGTAAGTGATAGAATTAGAGAACAAATGCAGGCCGACGGTAAAAGGTACTGGGCCGGAGACAATATCAGCAGTTATGTAACGGATGAAGACAAGGATCAGCTGATTGACGAAGCCACAGAAGCATTTGAACAAGTGCTAGACACACTGTTGATTGATAGAGCAACAGATCCTAATAGCCAAGGTACAGCTCGTCGTCTTGCTAAAATGTATTACAATGAATTAATGGCAGGTAGATATGATCCGACACCTAACGCAACTGCGTTTCCAAATGACACTGAAGGAGCCTATGACGGCATGCTCGTCGTCCGTTCTGAGCTTAAGAGTGTTTGCAGTCATCATCACCAACCTGTTACAGGCGTGGCATATATTGGTATTATTGCTGGACCAAAACTCATCGGGCTTTCTAAATACACCCGCATTGCTCAATGGTGCGCTCGTCGCGGAACGCTACAGGAAGAGCTTTGCATGGATATTGCACGAGAAATTGAATTTGCAACTGGAAGCAAGGATGTGGCTGTATACATACAGGCCACACATGGATGCTGCGAGAATAGAGGCATTATGGCACACAGCAGTCTCACCCAGACCACAGTGTTAAGAGGTGCTTTTAAAGATGATCAAAGTACCAAGAAAGAATTTTTTGATAACATCAAGCTTCAACAAGAATTTGCACCTAGATAAGGAGACCATAATGGAATATGCTTTAACTTATAAAACACCAGCAGAAATTAACAGCAGCATGATTCGTGTTTATAACAACATGGCATTGGCTGTTGTGACCAGCATGATTGTAAGTGCATTGGTATCTTCAAATGCTGCCTTGATGGCATTTTTATTTACAGGTATAGTGAAATGGATTGTGGTATTTGCACCATTGGCTGCAATCTTTGCTGTAGGTTACGTACTTGGTAATAATCCAAGTAAGTCCACTGCTATACTTTGTTTACATGGTTTTGCAGCTCTAATGGGATTGAGCTTTGCAACCATTTTTGTAATTTATACAGCCGCTAGTATTGCCGGTGCGTTTTTCGGTGCAGCAATTTTATTTGTGACTATGAGTGGGTATGGGTATTTTACAAAACAAAGTTTAGATAGCGTAGGAAAGTACTTGATTGTGGCTTTAATCGCTATTATTATCACAAGCATCGTAAATATCTTTATAGGATCAAGTCTACTTCAAACCATAATTAGTGCCGCAGCAGTTGTTATTTTCTTAGGCCTAACAGCATATGATACTCAAAAGATTAGAGAGCAATTAATGGAATCAGACGGTCCTGCAATTGAAGTCATGGGAGCTCTTACCCTTTACTTGGATTTCATTAATTTGTTTCTAAGTTTACTTCACTTGTTTGGAGATAGGAAAGAATAAACACTAATGTCTGACAATAATAATAACAATGACGTAAAAAATAATTTAAAAAAATTTAAACCAAAAAAACCTAAAATAACAGTTCCAGAAGACTTTTTGGAAGGTGCAAAAAGCTACGATGACAAATTGATGTTGGTAAAATACTTAACTGAAAAAGAAAAAATGCGAGTAATGCTTATCTTTAAAAAAATGATAGCACAAGGAATAGCAGAAGACAAAAAGAAAAAAGGAGTCAAATGAGAAAAATTACTATTTTTGGTTTTTTTCTCATTTCAATGACCATGGCCTTGCGTCTTGGCAGTATTTCTGCTATTCTAATACTAGGTGTACTTTTTTTAATTTTATACGACTTAGCTGAACAACTTGATGGAGATAATTAATGGCGATTTGGACCGTATCAAATATGCATAAAAAATCATGTGAAGAACATATGATTTGGACCAAAGACAATCGTAGTTTTAAAATCATTGACGGCTTTCGGTGGGGAACGTTTTCAATTGAAACCAACGACAATCAACCGCCGCTAGGGATTGATCCTAAAAATCCTAACGGAATAAACATGTACGAATATTCCAGCGACAACGTAGATAATGGTGCTCAACTGGAAATGATGGATGATGGCTGGTACAATGACTTTGACTTTGACTCTGATGAATTTTCAGAAGAGGAACAAGAAGAACTAATGGCTCTTTGGGAAGAAGATTCTTTTACTGCTCTTGAAGAAGCCGGTTGGTCCAATGACGAGAACGAAGCATGGTTATTTGGCCCGTTAGAAATCAAAAACCAAGATACCGGCGAAACTATTAGGGGAGAAGAACCCGACACTAGCAACACCAATTCAACTACACAAACAACACAATCAAATTTAACTGATTGGCCTTTTCCAAATAACTGAAAGGAAGTAAATCATATGAAACTCAACGAAAAACTTGCTAAAGTAAACGATAGCTTTTCTATAAACATGTATGACAATGGCTTTATGTTAGAAATCGGCGGACGCGACGATAATAATGATTGGGTTACTGCTAAAATTCTTTGCAAAGACATTGATGAATTAATCAGTTTAATTAAAGAAGCGGCTGTTATGGAGCGAGACTAATGAAACAATTAGTTATTTCAGACACAGAGTTTAAAAGTCTTGTTCATAAACTTTGTAGAGATATTGCTAACAGTGATTGGCGACCTGACTATGTGGTAGGACTTACTCGTGGTGGTCTTACTGCTGCTACAATGATTAGTCATTATTTTGATGTTCCAATGGAAACTCTCAAACCAAGGTCTGAAAGCAATTGCTGGATGGCCGAAGATGCCTTCGGGTATGTACCAATAGAAGATCGCGGTGACAGTGGAACAGAAACTGATCCAGCATATCGTAAAAAAATTCTTGTTGTAGATGATATCAACGATACCGGATCTACTATGGAATGGATTCGAGTGGATTGGCAATCTTCATGTTTATCAGGACACCCTGCCTGGCAAGCTATATGGAATAAAAATGTTAGATTCGCTGCATTAATTAATAACGAATCAAGTAATTATGAGCATGTAGATTATTCGGGTCGTAATATTAATAAACTAGATGATCCCTGTTGGGTAGTATTCCCATGGGAAAATTGGTGGGAAAATTAACAACATAAATACAATTCTACACAGCGGCCTTTCTGGCTTTCATTCCCGCTTTACAAATTCTGCAAGCCTATGTTAAAATATAATATAGGAGAATCAAATGTTTTTAAACGAAGTATATCCATCTAGAGTTTACAAATACACTAGTACCAAAGAATATCACGACGCATTTCCTTGTGCGTATCGTCAATGGCGTGCTGACAGTCACTGCAATCTAATTCATGGTTACAGTTTCTCAATGAAATTTTATTTTGGTACAGATCATTTAGATGTTCGTAACTGGGCAGCTGACTACGGTGGTCTCAAAGAACTTAAATCTATACTAGAAGATCAATTTGATCATACTCTACTTGTTGCACAAGACGATCCCGAAATTGAAACTTTTCATTTACTACAAGAAAAAAAGTTAGCCAAACTAACTATCTTGCCAAGACTTGGTTGCGAAGGCCTAGCTGATATGCTATACAAATATGTGAATGGTGTATATATTCCCGATATGTGGGGACCTAGTGAAGCAGAAAGACTTTGGTGTTACAGAGTCGAAGTAAGAGAAACACAAAGTAATATGGCATTCAGAGAAGGTCATCGCGAATGGAACGAGGATCTGTTTGCGTAAATTTGTAATCAGATGTGCTAAAAAACCCGACGGTAAAGAATTCATAGATTTAGAATTCGATATCCGGCCGGGTTCTTATTCTGACAAGTGGGTCGAATGCATTAAAAGTGTGCAGGATAAAGTTCCCAGCTATTACGGATACCCTAAATTCTACAAACGAGACCCAAGTGTCTATCAAGACAGGATTGCATTAGCTGTTCGTCAAGATCCAGATATTCAAAAATTCCTCGAAACCTCTGAAATTGATTCAAATTTTATAGATCAAAATTTAGTTAATACTGTACATAGATTCATCGAACAGCATAAAGATCAAGCCAACTTACATTTACGATTACATAATGATATTCATTATTTAGAAAGTATATGGCAAGGGGCCACTGAAGTGGTTTTTAAAAAAATCCAATGGGTTCCTCCTGGGTTAATGATAGATATGACCCTAGATGATTATAAAGAATTTACAACCGAACCATGTATCAACTTCATCCAAGATGATTTTAGTCATGTAGGACGAAGTCCGCATAATAGCTATTTGTATCAAGATGATACAAGTTTACATACAAGTTGTGTAATACAACACAAAGTTGGATCTGGAATCAAATGGTTTTTACCAGACGATAGTCATATATTCAATGACGTAAAAGGATTTAAAGATTGGGTGAGTAAGCACCAAGATTTTTTTCAACAACAATGGGGGATTGAGACAAATGACGATCCTAGGTTATGTTTTGGCCGTATTATTATTGCTACTGGCTGTGATGATTATAGCACGATTGATAGACGATTTGATTACATAGTTCGTGCGTTTATTTCACAATGAACAAAGTATTATTAAAATATAATAACATTACGCATTTGCCAGCTGACTACCAGCACCGTGTAATGAACCTTGGTGATTTTTATCAGCAAACGCCTTTTGACAGTGACTTTCAAGTTTATTACGTAACAGAATTAGACTTTGCATTAGCATCATTGGATCCATCTACAGATTGGGTAGTTGTAGTTTCAGCAGGGCACTGTTCTCATGATAGAAATATCTATGATAAACTAATTGTGGAAGCACTTAAATCTAACAGTCCAATGATTGGACATGTTTTAAATTTTAAAGATCAGTATCCTCATATACATCCTCAATTGTTTGCTTTTAATTATAAAACATGGGTGTCAGCGGGATGGCCATCATGGGAGTATTCGGGAGAAGCAGAACACTTTATTGCTAATGCTATAGAATCTAGTGTCGAAACTTTTCATGACGATTATACACCTTACTGGATAAGAAATAAAGGACATTTACAAGAATATGCTGTCGAAGAGATGCAAGTAGGTGCACAGGTAATTAGAGAATTTGTTGAAATGGGTCTCACCATTACTAATGTACCAGAGCATATCCGCAGAAATAAATTTCACCTATATCCAGATCAACAATGGGAAAATTTTTACAATTTTCTCCAAGGAAAAAACTATACTGGGTCAGTACACGAACAAAAACAGTACTCTGAATTAATTACAAACTTACAAAAACAAGTAAAAAGTCAATACTATGTTCTTAATACCGAACCTTTGCAACGTCCAGAAGTAAATGAAAAAATTGATCACTATAGTGGTGTAGCAGCAGGTTTAAAATTATTTGCCACTGCGGTAAAAAATGGATTTGATGAAAATACATCTATTACCTATTTTGATTTTAGTCAGACAGCAATTAATTTTCAAAAATACGTAATAGAAAATTGGGATGGAAATATATCTACCTATGAAAATGTTTGTACCAATTTTACAAAAAATGAGACAGATTCATTTGTATGCCAACCTAGGGGAACATATCAAGAAAATCTTGATTACTTAATCGAGCAAATTGATTGTAGTGCGGAAATACTCCAAGTGCATTGGAAACAATTTAAAAAGTTATCTATAGAATTTATTGAGCTTAATTTATACAACAAGCAGGATCAAAAAAATCTAGCAAAGTTAATACAAAAGCACAATAACAACTATTTGTGGATCAGTAATGCTTTTTGGATGGAATATAGTCTAGTTATGTTTGGTAAAGACCAATTAAAAGAATTTAGAGATAATTTGTTTATGGAACTGCAACGAACAAATAGTAAAGTGTATTTAGATGTCGAGGACACTTGGTATCAGGGTATTATAACTTTTGCTAATTAAATCATAATAATAATGTGTTGTTGCATAACCATGAACAATTATATGATATCTAGTTTCATTGCTACGATTCCATACACTATGTTTGTATCCGTTGGCTACTATAAATATACTACCAGTATTACTAAATGGTACTGTTCCTATATTTTCAAAAACAAAATTACAGCCATCAGGATTGTTGAGACTAATATTTACAGCTCTTAAACTTAAATCTGGACTATCAGAATGCGGCAAAATAAACCCACCAGGATCTAATCTCATAAATCGTATACGATGATAAACATCAAACGGAAAGATACTTTTAAAAAAGTTTACTGTTACAGGACATCGGTCTTGAATTTCCGTCCAGTTGTAAGGAACTTGGTCATTGGTTAAATTTGCGTATTCAGGATAAACTGCGTAATGATCAGTGTGTTGACTAGAAATGCCATGAATGCATAAACTAGCCCATCCTTTACTATCATTGGATCTGTGAAGCACATACAAATGGTCAAGTGCCTGTGCTTCGGTTAATATTTCTTTGTATGGCACTGACTCTAAATTTAAAGGTAAATAGGGTATACTACTGTTATTTAAAATCCAATCTGCAGTAGCTTCTTTGTTTATTTTCGTTTGATAATTTTTATTTTGATGCTCGGTAAAGAAATTTTCGAGGATTGTTTGCATTATCTAAATATTTATAGTACAATATTATTATGTCAAAAATCAAGATAGCAGAGCTGTTTTACAGCATTCAAGGCGAAGGTCGATACATGGGTGTACCTAGTGTATTCCTTCGAACATTTGGTTGTAACTTTAAGTGTGCAGGCTTTGGTATGCCTAGAGGGCAACTAAGCGAAGAGGCCAATAATGTCGATCCTGCCAAATATATAAAATACGAAGAACTTCCATTAGTAAGTACAGGATGTGATAGTTATGCAAGCTGGGATCCAAGATTTAAAGATCTAAGTCCTATGCTTACCACAGAAGCTATTGTAGAACGTATTATGCAAATTCTTCCATATGGTAAATGGAAAGACGAACACTTGGTAATTACCGGCGGTGAGCCTTTGTTAGGATGGCAACGTGCTTATCCAGATTTGCTTAATCATCCACGTATGCAACGGCTGAAAGAAATTACTTTTGAAACTAACGGTACACAAAAACTGGATCCAGTATTTAAAGAATACTTGAATAATTGGTCAAGCGGTAATCGCAATAAAGATGATATTACTTTTAGTGTAAGTGCTAAATTGCCAGCAAGCGGCGAAAATTGGGAGGAAGCAATTTGCCCGGATGTTGTTTGCGAATATGAAGAAGTTGGCTACACTTACCTTAAGTTTGTTGTTGCAACAGAAGAAGATGTCGAGGACGCACTGAAAGCTCGAGATCAATATAGAAATAAAGGTTTCAAAGGTCCTATCTATCTCATGCCAGTGGGAGGTGTGGAGAGTGTTTATACTCTTAACAATCGACGTGTAGCAGATCTAGCAATGAAACATGGGTTAAGATATAGTGATAGATTACAAGTACCTTTGTTTAAAAATGAATGGGGCACATAATGTTTGATTGGTTCAAAAAGAAACCAGAAGTAAAGACAGAATCTAAACCAGAAAGTCAAAAATCTAGAGCAAAGCCAAAAACACCAAAAGAACTGTCTACTGAAGCAGGCGAGCCTTATGTTAGTGTGATTGCGGTTGAACTTGATCCAGATGATATAGGCAACGGGGCATTTGAATTAGATTGGAACGAAATTTTTATTGCAAAATTAGTCAAGTCTGGTTATATGATAAAGAAAACCGACACAGATGCAGAAATAGTAGATAGATGGTTTCAAAGTATCTGCAGAAATATTTTGAATGAAAATTTTGAGCAGTGGGAAGCCAATCAGCCAATTGATTCTAGACCGCGTAGAGTAGATAAGAATGATTTAGGTAATGGTAGAACGGAAATAAGTTAAAATGATTCTGTACGTAAATGGCGATAGTCATAGCGGTGGTTGCGAAGCTATGTCCCCTGATTGTTTTTTAGAAGATAATTGGCCACATTACAGTAAAAATATTGATCCAACTTTATTAGCAATATGGCGAGATGAAATTAAATGTGCTCCTACTCCGGAAAACATAAATGTTTCTTACGGCAAAATAGTTGCTGATAAGTTAGGAGCAGAACTACACTGTCATGCCAGGGCAGCAGGTTCCAATGATAGAATAATAAGAACTACTAGAGAATATTTAGAAAACTTTACACCTGATTTAATCATAATAGGTTGGAGTACTTGGGAACGAGAGGAATGGTATAACGAAGAAAACAATACTTGGTATCAAGTAAATGCATCTGGTACCGATCATGTTCCCGCAAAATGGAAAGATCGTTACAAAAACTTTGTAATTAATATAGATTGGCCAAAAAAAATTAAAGAAGCGCACGAAAAAATTTGGGCCTTGCATCAAGATTTAAAAAATAAAAATATTCCACATTTGTTTTTTAATTGTCATCTTTCCTTGCGTGGTATCCGTAAATATCCTGATAGCATAGTCAAAGATTGGGGATTTAATTACATACACCCATATTCATTAACTTTTAGTTATGGTGAATACTTAATTAAACAAGGACATGATCCTACTAAATGTTATCATTTTGGTCCGGATGCACATAGGAAATGGGCAGAATTTTTACTTCCATGGTTGACCAGGTTGTTATAATATGCTATTATTAATGCATGAGATATCTTATTGTAGACACCGCAAACACATTCTTTCGTGCTCGCCATTCAGCCAGCCGCCAATCGGATACGTGGGATAGATTAGGATTTGCTATCCATGTTACCCTCGGTTCGGTTAATAAGGCTTGGCGGGATCAGAAAGCCGATCATGTGGTATTCTGTTTGGAGGGACGAAGCTGGCGAAAAGATTACTACGAGCCGTACAAAAAGAATCGTGCAGTTGCTCGTGCAGCACTCACCGAGTCGGAACAGGAAGAGGATCGACTATTCTGGGAAGCGTTTGATAACCTTAAGACATTCTTGCAGGACAAGACTAATTGCACAGTTCTTCAACATCCAGAACTTGAAGCAGATGATCTCATTGCAGGATTCATACACGAACACCCCAATGACAATCACGTTATTATTTCCTCGGATACCGATTTCTATCAGTTACTGGCGCCGAATGTACAGCAATATAATGGTGTTGCCGACGAACTACATACATTAGAGGGCATACTTGACAAGAAAGGCAAGTTGGTAATTGATAAAAAGACCAAACTACCCAAAGTCATACCCGACCCGCAGTGGATCTTGTTTGAGAAGTGTATGCGTGGAGATCCGACAGATAACATCTTTTCCGCCTATCCGGGTGTTAGAACCAAGGGAAGCAAGAACAAAATTGGACTACTAGAAGCATACAGTGATCGTGACAAAAAAGGTTTCAATTGGAACAATCTCATGCTTCAACGATGGACAGATCATAACGGTGTAGAACATCGAGTACTTGAAGATTATGAACGCAATCGTGTGTTAGTGGACCTTACAGCACAACCTGAGGAAATTAAGGCCAAAATTACAGCCACAATTAAAACAGGTGCTGTTAGAAAAGGTCGCCCAATGGTAGGTGCACAATTTTTAAAGTTCTGCGGCAAGTATGAATTGAATAGATTGAGTGAGCAAAGTCAAAGTTTTTCGGAGTTCCTAGGAGCGGAGTATCCTGAATGATCACATGGCTGATATTGGCCTTACTGTTTTTTAAACACTTTCTGGCAGACTTCTGCTGGCAAAGTGATAGAATGATCAAAGACAAAGGTCACCTTGGTAGACTTGGTGGCATACAACATGCAGGATTACATGGTGTGTTAACCTATGTGATCCTAATGCATTTTTTGAATATACAGGCTTGCATAATAATTGCTTTGTTTGACTCAGTTATGCACTATATTTTTGATTTTATGCATCGCAGAGCTACAGTTAAACTGAGTGTAGATTCTAATGCTTTTTGGATTTGGATTGGTATAGACCAATTCCTACATGCAATGATATACTTGATTATTGGTTTTACAGTTGCATTTTTAACTACAGATTTTATTTAAGGATTTATTAATGAATTGGTTACGACGAACTATACGCAATTGGTTAATGCAAGAAGAACCTGTAATGCTAAAAGAAACAGTGGTTTCAAACAGAGATACTCCTAGACAAGATGGGTTAAACTTCTGTCTGTATCGAGCAGTAGGTGGTCATGTTCTTGAAACAAGAATTTACAATTCTAAAACTGATCGGCATGAAGGTACATTGTACATGATCCACGAAGATCAAGACTTTGCCACGCAGGTAGCACAGGCAATTATGTTGGAGCAAATGAAACTATGAGTAATTACAGTATAACCGGATCACCTATAGGAGCATTAGATATTAGTACAATAGAATTAGGCGGACCTTATCATAATAGAAAGTTCCCAAATAAAAAAATTTCGTTGGGTATACACGAGGCGCACGGAGGATATATCGTTGAAATTGATAATTCAATGAAAGACAATGACCTCTATATCATTGGCATCGATCAAGACTTGGGTCAAGAAATTGGAAAAATTATAACACATCATATTATGCAAAAAAATGAATCAACCAATCGCTAAACCAGTTATTAAAAATAAATTTTGGGTCGTTGAAGATCACGGACAAAAAATAGCCACTATACAGGCTAGAGATAACGGTGGCTTTGTTTACGTACACGATGAAATACGAGAGTACTTTTCAACTACAAAACAATTAACCAAACAATTAAACATAAAGTTTTCAAATGTAGTTGTTAAAAAATCTAAGGAAAACAATTTGGTATACGGATTTCCAGTAAAAGGAAAATTCTATAACGAAGTATTTGATATAATTCGAAAACTTCCAATTTATAGTAAAAATTTAAAAAGTAAAAGTCTTTATTGTGCCGGTTATTATCTAGTTTTTTTAAACGATACTTGGACTTTGTCATTTTGTCCAAAAAATATAACATTAAATCGTTACAAATTTCACGGACCTTTTAAAACACAATTAGAGGCCGAGGAACAATTACAAAGGATAAAAAATGCAAGCAATTAGTTTATCTATAAGAAACTTTAACGACCGAGTAAAACAAATGAATCAGACTAACAGTCGACAATTGGTTCTGTCGGCGGAAGAAGCTAGAAATTTACATTCTGATATTTTTGCTTTACTGAACAATATCTCGGAAATAGCCACTGCACAAAATAACACTGAAAAATCAGCTAGTTCTATCAGCTTAGATGGCGGCGCTTTCTAATAAACTACCCAGATTTTAAGATAAATATATAGTACAGGATTTCAACTATGAGTAGACCTAAACCTACAGTTTTATTAGAATATGTTAACAAAACCAACTACAAAAGCGATCAAGTTTTAAGTAGCGAAGGAATTTGGGCAGTTTTCTATGACAACAAACCTATTAACCTAAAAACACATAACATATTAATTGCTTACCCTGGTCCAAAATACAAAAAAGTTAGTTTTTCAAATTCGGGCCATGCTATAAATCTTTGCAAAAAACTTAACACTCTTTTTAAAACCGACAAATTCACCGTTGTCTTAATGAAACAAGGTGACCAAATCTACCCATAATCAAATTGACTATACTCGTCTGTTTGTGGCACATGCCAAACTAGACATAACTAATCTCAATAGATATCACAAGGATTGGTGGTGGAACTATAAAGATCCACGTAACTTAAGATTAAGCAAAAATGGTTTCAAATTTGTCAACGACAGTAAAATTACTTGTTACGACATACAGCTAACAGAACCACTACGAAATCGAACTCTAATTCAAATGAGTCGACTGCTTACTTGTCCATATTTCATAAAGAAATTGGATTTAGTTTACTTACTTGGTGAAGAAGAATCTGTATTATTAAAATTACATGCAGATAACTTACAACAATATCTTGACAACTTGCAACTTTAACAACCGTTGCACATAAATCGTGTTTTGCATATAATAGTAGTCTTCGTTAAAGGAGGCTATATGTTAGCACGTACTTACATTAGCAAATATGCAACTCGTAATAGCAATAAAGCAATAGTCCAATATTACAAAATACCCGCTACTACAAAATGGGTAGAGTATATGTTAGACAAGCATGATGTTAACAAAATACTAATGGATAGCGATTTTGCAACAAAAATGGACTTGTTAGAAGTTTTGCAAGTTTTAGAGCGTAAAATAGACTATATGTACAAGCATCCAAATTTTGATTTTAAAAAAGCAACAGATTTGTTTCATCGTCTCAAAAATGCAACCAAAGTTGCACCTTTAGCAACACCTAAAAATGTTGCTAAAAAGCAACGAAAAAAACGGTAGACTCAAAATACCCATTTTGCTATACTAATGGTGTTGTGTAGTTAATTCAACCCGTAATTTAAAGGAGCATATATGTCTAAAACTTTTACTTTTGCTGGTACTTGCGTAGAAAACGGTGCTGTTGTTTACAAATTTGCTAACGATGCAAATCGTGCCAAGGCACTTGAGCGTTTTGGTTGCACTGAGATTAACATTATTGCATTACCCAAGGCAATGGACAAGGATGCTGCTATTGCATACTTGGCTGAGGTGGGTATGACTGCAATCAAGCCAGCTCGCGGCACCAAGCCTAAGTCGGCGGCTGTTAAAGTTAAGGCGGCAAAGACTGTTAAAGTTTCTTCTGCAAAAAACAAGACTACTGGTTCCGAAGATGGTTTGCGTGAAGCCTATGCTGAGGCTATGGGCGAGCGCAAGGCCAATGACATGCCGGTTATTTCGTTTGCACAATACAAGCGTGATGCAGCCAAGGTAGCAGCATTCTTTGCCAAGTGCGAGTCAAATGTTGCAGCCAAGGCTCAAGCGTAATTAAATGAGCGTCTGTTGTGTAAAAGCCACAGACGCTTATTCTGTTATACATTATAATAATGTTTCACACGTTAGATAGGAGATTGTAAATGGCAGTTACAGAAACCCGTACGGTTACGCCCGAGGAGGCACGTAGTCGTATCCTTAGGTCGTTTAAACACAAGCGACCCATGTTCCTATGGGGACCACCGGGCGTCGGCAAAAGTGAAGTGATTGCCGACATTACTAGTGAGCTAGGTGGTCACATGATTGACCTTCGTCTTTCGCAGATGGAGCCAACAGATATGCGTGGCATTCCATTCTACAACAAAGACAAGGGTCTTATGGATTGGGCACCGCCCATTGACTTGCCCGATGAAGAACTAGCAGCTCAGTATCCAATTGTAGTATTGCTACTGGATGAGATGAACTCGGCTGCGCCGGCAGTACAAGCCGCAGCATATCAGTTGATTTTGAATCGTCGAATTGGCAAGTATCATTTGCCAGACAATGTAGTTATGGTGGCGGCAGGTAATAGAGATTCGGACAAGGGTGTTACATATCGTATGCCTAGTCCGCTTGCTAATCGCTTTGTACACCTGGAGGTCCGTCCAGATTTTGAGTCGTGGCAGACATGGGCTGTTAAGAACAAGATCCATGCGGATGTTGTTGGTTACTTGTCGTTCGCTAAGAGTGACATGTTTGACTTTGATCCACGTAGCAATAGTCGTAGCTTTGCTACACCACGTTCGTGGACCTTTGCTAGTGACTTTTGTAAAGACACAGACATGCCGGCAAGTGAACTAACGGATCTTGTTGCAGGCTGCGTAGGCGAGGGTATTGCACACAAGTTTATGGCTCATCGCAAAGTAGCCGGTTCACTACCCAAGCCCGAAGACATCTTGGCAGGTAAAGTTAAAGAACTCAAGACCAAAGAAGTTTCGGCTATGTATTCGCTTACTACGTCTATGTGTTATGAGTTGCAAGACTATTACACTAAGAACAAAGACAAAGTGCCCGAGTTCCATAAAATGGCCGACAACTTCTTGCGGTTTATGATGGACAACTTTACAACCGAAGTTACTGTTATGGGTGCTCGAGTGGCTCTTACGACATATAACCTTCCATTGGTGCCAGGCAAGATGCCGAGCTTCGACGAGTTCCACCAGCGTTACGGCAAGTATGTGTTAGCCGCTGCGGGTTCTTCTAAATAAGTTTTATCGCGTGTGAGGCAGGAGGTTGGATCCAAGTCCGTAAGTCCTCCTTTTTTACATTGACTGTAAATACAGAATTCGCTATAATGTATTACACAATAAGGAGTAGCAATGGCAGAATCTACAGTGATTGACAAGCAAAAAGCAGTAACAGTAACGGATCCGCGCACAGATGCTGCGGCTCGTGAAAAACTTACTACTGCTCGTATTGGCTTGCTACTAAAGGCGCCGTTCTTTGGACAGCTAGCTACCCGTATGACTCTGACCAATGCGGACGAGTGGTGCGGAACCGCTGCAACTGACGGACGCAAATTTTATTACAACAGTGAGTTTGTTAACAAGATGCCGCTAAAACAGCTCGAGTTCCTGGTCGGACACGAGATCTTGCATGCGGTTTATGACCACATGGGTCGGCGAGGTGACCGTATGCCGCGACTCAGTAACATCGCTGCCGACTACTGTGTTAACCAAGACCTAGTAGAACAGCGTATTGGCGAAAAGATAAGTGTAGTGCCAATCTTGTTTGATAACAAGTTCCGTGGTTGGAGTTACGAAGAAGTATATGACTATTTGTATGAGAATTCAGACAAGATAGATATCAGTCAGTTAGAAAAAATGTTGTTGGACGACCACCTTGAAGAAGATGGTGACGGCGACAGCGAAGATGGTTCGGGCAAACCTCGACTAAGTAAAGAGGAAGCGCAGGCTATCCGCGATGAGATCAAAGGCGCTGTGATTAGTGCTGCACAGGCTGCGGGTGCAGGTAACTTGCCGATGGGTGTAAAGCGTCTACTAAAGGACATTACAGCACCAGTAATTGGGTGGAAGGAACTGCTACAACAGCAAATTACGGCGGTTATTAAGAACGATTATACTTGGGCTAGACCCAGTCGCAGAGGTTGGCACATAGAGGCAGTCATGCCTGGCCTCAAGCCCGGAGAGATGATTGATATCTGTATTGCAATGGACCAGTCTGGATCCATCAGTGAAGAAGATAGTAAAGCGTTCTTGGGTGAGATTAAAGGTATCATGGAAGCATTTGACGAGTACAAGATCACGCTATGGTGCTTTGATACTGAAATTTATAATGTAAAGACTTATACTTCGGACAATATCGAAGACATCGAGAATTACGAACCTGCAGGCGGTGGCGGTACAGACTTTGAAGTCAATTGGCAGTTCATGAAACAAGAAAACATTGAACCTAAAAAGTTCATTATGTTTACTGATGGCATGCCGTATGATTCTTGGGGCGATGAACAATACTGCGAAACTGTATGGATTATTAAAGGCAATCCTGGATGCGAACCACCATGGGGCATTTGGGCACACTACGAAGAAGCAGCAAAAGGATCGCGATGATAATTGAACTAAACAACGATGCTGTAGATAACATTCTTAAGAATATTCTTATTCAAGACTATAAGAATCTTTGTAGCGATATAGATAACCTCGAATCTGCCAAAGAATTACCTGCATATAAACAAGAGGATCTTTCAGCTAATAAAGAATATAAAGCAGCAATGGAGAAGCTAATGGAATATTACATTGGCTTCAATTGGCAACGAGAAATTTAACAAGGACAAACATGGATCCAATCAACTTTGAAGAAATTAAGGCAAGTAAAAAGGTTAAAAAACTTATTGCAGATTTACAAGAACGTTTACTTTTAACTGAAGACGTGTTAGAAGATATCACTCGTGCTGCTGAGATTGTAGAAGTAACCGGACAACGAGAAATCCTAAGTACTTGGATTGAACAATCTAACGAATTTCTAAAGAATAGAATTGTCCGCCCGGATACTAGTGTTTCTGCTGATCAACAAAAGATTCTTGTAGTAACCGACGAAACTAATAACAATAAAAATGTTACGTAACTTAGAAGCTAATCCTCTTACTGTACACGGACTAAGAGAATTAGAACGTTGTCCGCCACATTTTATTCAAGTCAAATTTGAATTAAGATATTCATACAAACAAATTTCGGACTGGATATGGGAAAATCTAGAAGGTCGTTTTTGGCTAGGAGACATCTACTATCCCACTGAATCTGGATCTATAGCAATGACAGCATGTGCTGCATTTGAACTACCAGGCGAAGCCAGTATGTTTTCGCTTTGTTTGGATCAAATTCAAAATCATTCAAATTCAACTTTCTAAAAAAAATTTATCTATAATTTTTCCGTTAAATAAACAATAACAAAGGAGAAACTATGGATCAAGAAGTTGAATCAAATCCTGTACCCGAGGCTCAACCCGAACAGCCAAGCATTTCATTACAAGATTTAGTTTTGGTTTTAAATCTAATCAGAATGGTTGCTGAACGCGGAGCAATCAAAGTTGACGAAATGTCAGCAGTTGGTGCAGTTTATCAAAAACTCTTTTCTTTCTTAAAAGCATCAGGTGCTATTTCTGAAGAATCTAAAGAAGCGAATTAATCAAGGAGAATTTATGTTAAAACATGTAGGAAAACATAACGATAAAAGATGCGTTATTATATTTAGAAAGATTCCGGAGTTAGAGCACATGGCATTAATTGTTTACAGCGATTTACTGCCAAGAATGGTGCACGACGAAGTTATGCGAGCAGTCGAAAGTCCACAAGGACAAGCTGCAACAGAAATTAGTGACGTGCTTTTTAGAACCATTATGGCAGATGGTAAAAATTGTTTAGAAAGTTTACATGTCAATGGACTAATGAAAAAGGTTCCAACTAATCAAGTGTTAGTTACTCCAACAACAACTTCAAGTGTACGATTAGACGAACTCAACGACATCCTAGACGAAATGGCCAAGGGCGAAGAGGCACTCAAGCGTTTACAAGATTTGGATGCTAATCGTGGCATATCTGGTAAAACACAGCCACGTAAGGCAGAAATTCAAGAGCTAGGCGAAAAGAAAACACGTGAAGCTCAAGGTAACACAAGTGCAGCAGCAATGTTAGCTGGTATGTTAAATGATTCTGATTTAGCAGCACAGAGAGTAGAACAGGCACAAAAAATGGAAGCAACTGCTCAACAACTTTTAGCTGAAGCAGCTAGACTAAAACAAGAAGCAGAAACTCTAAGTCCAAAGGTAAAAGATGTCGGAACAACCAAAAAAACCACGTCCAAAAAGCAAACGGCTTAACTTAAATACCAAGTCCCAATGGGAATCAATTTTAAAAAGCGTAGAAAAAAAAGAAGTTCCGATACAAATGTTAAACAGTTTGTCAGTTAATTTAAAAGACGGCAGTGTTGTTGACATTAATATCAAAGAACTCTTAGACGAAGGTAATGACCCCGACGAACTTGAGGTCACAATAAAACAAAAACTAAAAGCTTTAGATCATATTATCACGGACATAGATTTTTACATCAGTGTTTCGGCAGTACAAAAAATAGTACAACCGGCTACTGATGAAATCTTAAAGAACTTATGATTTGTACAATTTTTTCTACTGACCAAATGGGAACATTTGGCAACCGTGGCACGTTGCCTTGGCCAATCGATCGAGAAGACATGGATTGGTTTAGAGAACATACAGTTAATCAAGTGGTTGTAATGGGAAGAAATACTTGGGATGATCCTAAACTGAAAAAACCATTACCAGATCGAATTAATTGTGTTATTTCAAATCATCCATTGAATTTTCCTACAGTTAGAAGATTATCCGGAGATTATAAAAAACAAATTAAAGAGTTACAAGTATTATATCCACAAAAAAACATTTTTATAATTGGTGGTCCGAGCATTATAATGGATTGTAAAGATCTAATAGATTATGCTTACATTACACATAGAAAAGGAGCTGCCTTTTCTGACGTAAGAATTGATCTTCGTGCATTTATGACTGGCATGAGAATTACAAGCAGTAGACCTAGCGCAGATAAAATGTTAAACTTTAGTATCTACAAAAATGTAGATATTTTTAGACCTTTATAAATGGAACAACAGTACTTAAATGCATTGCGTGATGTTTTAGAAACAGGTACACGCAGAGATGATCGTACGGGTGTAGGTACCATATCACGATTTGGTATGCAGCAACGTTATGATCTCAGCCAAGGATTTCCAGCTGTTACTACAAAAAAGTTGGCGTGGAATAGTATAGTAGGCGAACTTCTCTGGATGATTGAAGGATCCGGAGATGAACGTAGATTAGCAGAAATAACACACGGTACTAAAGATGGTGTAGTGACTATATGGACACCAAACGCTCTAGCACCGTATTGGAAACCCAAAGCCAAGTACGAAGGCGATCTAGGCCGAGTATACGGTGTACAATGGCGCCATTGGCGTGCTATTAAACCTCGAGCAGCTGGCGGTAGTTTTAAGGATGATTTTGGTGTTACATATCGAAGACAAGGTAATGATGTCGAAGTTCGAGAAATAGATCAACTGAAAATCTTAATAGAAGGTATACGAACAGATCCCTACGGTAGACGTCATATATTAACAGCTTGGAACCCAGGAGAGTTGGATCAAATGGCGTTACCACCATGTCATTGCTTTGCACAGTTTTATGTAGCAGATGGAAGATTGTCGTGCCAGATGTATCAGCGATCCTGCGATATGTTTTTGGGTGTTCCCTTTAACATCGCGAGCTATAGTTTACTAACACACATGATAGCTCATGTGTGTGGTCTGCAGGTAGGCGAGTTTGTTCACGTACTCGGCGATGCACATATATATCTGGATCATCAAGAACAGGTAAAAGAACAGCTAAAGCGTGAACCATTACCTGCTCCACGACTATGGCTTAATCCCGACATTAAAGATATAACCCAGTTTACTATGCGCGACATAGTATTACACGATTATCAATCACATGGTGTGATTAAGGCTAAAATGGCTGTTTAATGGATAAATTTATTCCTATTTTTGATACTAAGTGTGTTGCTCCTTATATTGCTGTTGAAGTAAACACAACAGGCAAGCTACAGGTATGTTGTGAATACGTTCCTGATGAAAACGAACCCGAGGTTGATTTTACTAATTATGAACATTGGAAGAATAATCTATTAACCAACTTACGTGTAGATCTTGCAAACAACATCAGACATCAAGGATGCTCTCACTGTTGGCAAAAAGATGATATAAACAGTGCAAGTTTACGTACTCATTTAAACAAACTCTATAGCGATGTCTATGACAAAATTGGCTGTGTTGATGATAAAGATTTGTTTGATAGTAAGTATGTGCATGCACACTTTGGTAACATGTGTAATCTTAAATGTGTAATGTGTAATTCGCAATCTAGTTCCTCAATTGAGGCCGAATATAAATTATATTCTAAACAATATCTTAACTTTTATCATGAAAAATTTGGACCATCGCATAATCATGAGATAGATAAAAATTTTTCATCGTTATTTTATAAACAGCAAACTTACTTAGATTTTCTTGCAGAAAAATTTGCCAAGGCAGATAACATTTATCTCACCGGAGGCGAACCTTTAATGACTCCGGAAGCGTACGATACTTTAAATTCAATACAATTTCCTCAAAATAAAGTGTTGACATTAACTACAAATGGAACTTTGATTAATAAAAAATGGATAGATTTGTTTAATAAATTTAAACATGTGAGTATAGTGATTAGTATTGACGGAATAGGATCGCAAAATGACTATGTTAGATTTGGTAGCGATTGGAACATTTTACAACAAAATATTTTTGATTTAAAAAACACTCTCGACAAAAAATTTAACATTGCAGTTGCAACAGTAATTCAGCATACATCTTTCTATACGTTAAAAAATATTATAGAATTTGTTTATCAGCACAATTTAAAATTACACTTTAGCGTAAACAATGGGTACAGGCATATGAGGATAAACACGCTTACGCCCGAAGAAATGCACTCTTGGAAAAATGAATTAACAGACTTAGAGAATAGAATTTTATTAGACGATCACCCATTCAAAGAAAATTATATTGAAGTCATAAAAGCCGTTATTAAATTAATAGACAAAGAATATCAATTTGATAGTGAGCATAGACCAATTTTCTTTGAATATTTGAAACTTTTAGACAGTATAAGGAAAACAAACTTTAATGAAATATTTAAAAAATGATCTTTCATGAACTTACGTTAGGAGATGTAGAAGATCCGACAATCTGTGCAGCTGGACCATTATCTGAATGGCAAAAGACAGAAATAGGACAATGGGTAATGCAACATTGTGCATCACCTACCTATAGAATTATGGTAGACCAAAATAGCTTTGGTTATAAAGTAACCATATATGGCGAATTATCAGAAGAAGACTCTACTTACTTTACATTAAAATATCGATGAGAATTTTTATCACAGGCGCTGCTGGCTTTATTGGACACAATGTTGTTAAACTCCTTGAACAACAGGGTATTGAATGTTTTGGAATAGACAACAGAACTACATATGGGTTTGTTCCGCAAGATGAGTTGGATTATTTGTTACAAGAAAGACTTAAAAGATTTAGATCTACACCTTTAGTGGCCGATATCAGGAGCAAAGATGATATTAAAAGTAGAGTGAAAATTTTTAATTGTGACACAATTGTTCATTTGGCCAGTTTTCCAAGACAAAAGGTAGTTAGTCAAAATCCTGTTGTAGCAAGTGAAGTTATGGCCACTGGTCTAATTAATCTTTTGGAAGCTGCTCGTTTTCATACAATCAAACGTTTTGTATACATAAGTTCAAGTATGGTTTATGGTGACTTTGAATCAGACGTCACTGAAGATGCTGTTTGTAGTCCAATTGGTCAATACGGTATTATGAAGTACATGGGCGAAAAACTAGTCGAGGATTATGCTCGACAATATGGGTTTGAATATGTTATTATTCGACCAAGTGCTGTGTACGGTGAACTTGATGTTGAGGATCGTGTTGTATCTAAATTTATGTTAGGTGCCATGCGAGGTGAAGTTTTAAAGGTCAAAGGCGCTAATGAGGTACTAGACTTTACCTACGTTGAAGATGCGGCCCGAGGTATAGTTCAAGCGACTTTAAACAAAAATGCCGCAAATCAAATTTACAATATTACACGTAGTGCAGAAAGACAGTATACTCTTAAAGAAGCAGCAGAGTTAGCAATTTCTATTGCCGGCAAGGGTAGTTTAGAAATACAAGATCGAGATTTAAGTTTTCCAAAACGTGGTCGGCTAAACATCGATCGAGCCGTTAAAGATTTCAATTATAAACCAACAGTTAATGTTGAAGAAGGATTTTTCAAATATTACAATTGGTTCCAGTCTTCAAGTTACTGGCAACAAAAATTATGCAAGTAATTCCTTTCTTTGGCGTAGATAGACAATATAAAAATCTACGTGAAGAAATCCTAGATGTCACCGATAGAGTATATTCAACAGGCAAGGTTTTAGATGGCGCTTACACTACAGAATTTGAAAATAGAATCGCACGGTTATGTCATAGAGATTATGCACTAGCTGTTAACTCGGGCACTCAAGCACTTATATTTGCTCAATATGCAGCAATGAATCGCCCTCCATATTCTATTTTGATACCCACTGTGAGTTTTGTTGCTACAATTAATAGCGTATTAATGAACGACTTTACTCCAGTGTTTTGTGATATTGATCATAAGGGCTTAATTGATCTTGATTCATTTGAATACAAACTAGATGCCAGTGTTGGTGCTGTAATGTTTGTTAATTTATTTGGTAACTGCATTGATTGGGATAGATTTCAAATGCAAACTAAATTTTTCAACGAAGATTTAGTTATTATAGAAGATGCTGCACAAAGTTTTGGGGCTGCATATAAAAATATACCTAGCGGCAAGATGGGTGATATCAGTATATTAAGTTTTGATCCAACTAAAAATTTAAACAATTATGGATCAGGTGGAATGATTTTAACAGATGACTTTTACTTGTATGACCGTTGTAGAAATCTCAGAGACAATGGAAAAATAATTCACGACACTCCCGGAACTAATAGTAAAATGAGCGAAGCAGACTGCGCTCAAATGTTAGTCAAACTAAATCATTTTGATGCTTGGCAACGGCGTAGAACAGAAATCGCCAATTACTATATTGATAGACTGTATCAATATTGCGATATCTTGTTGCCAGGAAAAGATGTAACTCATGCATGGCATAAGTTTGTGATTTT